TTGAATACATTCCGATATTATCAGGACTTTCAACCAACCAAATCAAAGGGTATTTATTGGTTTGTTTTAATTGCGAAAGGTACAAATTTAAAGTATCTTGACTTCCCCAGTTAAATTTAGGTTTAAAACCTTTTATCAGTGGTAATTGGTCAAAGATACTCTTTAAATGTTCTTCTACTACTATCATAGCCCAAATTGATTTTGAAGTGAATACGTTGCTAAATTAGCATCAGGATAGTTAGTTTCATTATCCGTTAAGAATTGAATTAAACTTACATATCCTAAACTTTCGCCACTTCCAAACCAATCAATTACTTTTGTGGCTCCTTTATACCAAATAGTTGGAAAACGTGTATTACTACCTTGATATTCAGATACAAAATCATTCCATACAGTTACTAATCTTTGATTAGAATTAACAGAATCAGCGTTTACAGATTTCATGCTTTTTTCTCCTGTTCCTGTAATTGTGGTAACGTTATCTTTTAACCAATGGTAAAAAACGAACTTCGCAAGTAATGAAGATTTATGAAACCCCTCTGTAAAAATTAAACCATTCCATTTATAGGTTTTACCGTCTTTTGTGTACTCACAACCATTAACCAAATCAAGCCACTTTTGAGGCGCTCCTACGTTAAGAACTCCGCTAGTGATGTTAGTATCTAATTCTTTAAACAAATCATATCCTAAAGCATCTTTTAGCAGTTTTCGAGCGAACTCGTCCACATATTGCGTTAAGATAGTAAGATTATCAGCATCCATTTCGTTAATATTTGGAACGCTTAATTCTTTTATAAAATATGTTTCGTTAATTAAATACATTTACTTCTTTGTTTTTGGTTCGTAATACTTAGCCACTTTATCAATGCGTACTAATTGAGAAGCGAGTAGGGAGTCACACTCCCATACATCGCCTTTCTTTTTTCCAGCAAAGTCTTCTATAAACTCTACCTTTACCATACTACTATGTAGCTAATGTAGTTAAAGCTGCAGAAATAGAAGCTACTTTTGCAAAACCTGTTGCATCAGCCGTTCTAACTAATAAGTTAAGACGTTTTCTAGCTTTCAAAGTCATCATATCAGAAGACCAATCCGCACCATCATAACCCATACCTACAACAAAACCAGCTTCTTCATAGATTCTAGCATAACGAGAATCACCAAGAATAGCAGTATTAGCAGTTACAGAGTTACATTCGATTACTCTAACGCCTGAAATGATTAATTCAGAAACACCGTTACCACCTTGAGCAAATGGAGGCGCTACGTATTGTTTATTAACATCTTTCTTAAGCAACATTTTGTTAATATCAACAATGTTCATTAAGATAAAGTCAGGAGCGTATTTTGAACCACCACCAACAGTAATAGAACGTTTCATGTCAACAATTAAGTCATAAATAGAAGCATCTGTAATCCCACTTGCAACAGCAGTATAAGCAGTAGCAGAAGCGTTAAGACCTTTAATGTTTGGAGCAGTTCCATTCCCTGAGATTAAATCAGTATCAATTTTCAAAGCTACGTCACCTAATAAGAAATTACGAACCTCTTGCATCAATAGGTTATCATCATAAGCGAACTCCTCAGATACTGGAACTGTAACACCTACCTTTTGTAAGTTCAAAGTGTAAGTAGCGAATTTTACAGTAGATTCTGGAATAACTGCACCCTCAGCAACTGCGGCGGCGGCTCTTACTTTTGTAGCTTCATCCCAATCTACATAGCGAACCACTCCATTAGCGTTCATAGGTACGCTTAATTTCGGGAACAAATCGTAAACTGTCAAACGTCTTGTAGCTAATTGCCCGATGTCGTTTAAGTCTAAAGCATAAGGATTGTTTGCAACAGAAGCTCTTAAAGTGTCTGCTTTTACAGTCATTTCAAATACTTGACCATTTCCTTTTTCTCTTGTAGCTCCGTTAATTTTCTCACGGTTAGCTTTGATAGTTTCTAGCATAGATTCTGCTTTGTTTTCGTTTTTACCAACTTCTTTTAATTGGTTTACTTGTTCTTGAAGTGCATTAAAGTCTGCTTTCTCGATTGTTTCAGCTCCTTTTAAGGCTTCAATTTCAGCCTTTAATGCAGTTACTTCTACATCTTGCGCTTTGTAAGACTCAACCTTTGCGGTTAATTCGTCTAATTGTTCTTTTGTAATCATAGTTTAAAATTTGTTTAATAGATTCTTAAATTCGTTTTCGTTCAGTTTTTGAGTAGTTTCTTCAACTGGCTCAGGTTCGGTAGTGATTGGCTCGGCTTCCGATTTATCGCTTAAGGTTGGTGTAAGAGTATTTGAACCACTCCATAACACACAACTATATTCTTTTAATTTTGCTTCTCTAATTGCCCAAAAATAACCCATTTTATCAGCTTCTTCTGGATTACCCAATAAAGGATATATTTCATTCCATACTTTGTAAGCTTCAACTTCTTGAGGGTTGTTTATTGCTAAATCTAACTTAACATAAACCATTCCTACAGAGTGCTGAGTGATTTCATTATTCTTATAAGCATCAAATACTTGACAATTATAATCTTCAATTAGTTCAGATTCTCCAACTACACAAATAGTCTTACCCTCTTTATCAATACCTAAATCAGACCATTTAAAGGCTACTTCTTTAACACTCTTAACATTACCTACCTTAGAGGCAAAAGAGTGATTATGGTTATCAAAATGAAATATTTTACTTTCTTTAATTGACTTAGTAAAGCATCCTTTAACGTGTACATCACCGTGAGAATCTAACCAATAGTATGTATTTGCAATTACTCTTTTAAATGTACTTTCTTCTCCGTCTAACGCTAGTTTAATGGTTTCAGATACGTCTTTAATCGGTAAAGTACAAACAGAATCAGAGTGTTTAACTACTGCTTTTTTAATAGCTATAATCTCGTCTTTATTTTTTAGTATCTCGTTTATCTCCATCTTTTAGGACTATTTTATTAAGTTCTTTTTTTTTAGCTTCTTTTAGTTCGGACGCGCATACTTTGCCCTCTCCACACTCTTTACAACAATCTTTCATAATTCATCTATTTTAATATTGTTAGCATCGGCTAATATCTTGTTATCTAACTTCAATCTAATTACTTCTTGACGTTCTTTTTCAAATACTTGGTTAAATGCTAAATGTTCCCAAGTCATAAATAAGTCTGTAAAGTTAAACAATTCACTTAATGAATCGGTTAAATTTTGTCCTTTTGGTTTAAGAACATATTCAACGTGTCTATTAATTGCCTTTTCTTGATTCTCGTAAGTACTACTTTTAAGATTAGCTTCTAAAACATCTCTAGGGATTCCATACATAGAACCAATCATAAAGAAGTCATTATAAAAGCATTCGTCTAATTTAAGGCGTGCAATATCATCAACAAACCTTTTTATATCTATTGGTTTTTTAATAGCGTGAACGGCTTTATTGCTACGAACTACGCCCTCAATACTTTGTTTTTCGTCGTTGGTCATATTAACCGACTCCAAACTTTCACTTTTGGAACTTGCAATAAATTTACGGCTAAACTCAAGGTTAATACCTTTTGCATCTAAGGCATTTTCGGAATTAGTTACAATCTTGTACAAAGCATCTAAACGGCTAACCCCTTTAAAAGCGTTATCACTTACCGAGTTAGTAAGGTCATAAAAAGGCGTTATTTCAGATAGTGGAATTAACTTGGTTGTATTTCCATTATTATATCTAATTGTACCCTTTAAAACGTCTTTAAATGTAATATTAGATAGTATTAAAGCATTTATCTTATCTACTAACGTGCTATCAAATTCAATATTAGCAGGATTAAGCCATTGAATAGGTGAAGTTTCATTTAATCGGTTGTTAGGTGTCCAAAGATATGCAGTACCTAATTGATTAAAAAACATATAATCCCAAAGAAACTGAGTCCAAGTCTGTTTAAAGTTTGGCTTTTTTCTTTGAGTGTATAAGAAGTCCGTAGTTGTTGAAGTGTTTATTTTACCCAAGCTAAATAAATCACAATTCAAAGCAAATACTTTTAGTACTGCTGGATTAGATAATACAGTATCTATCTTTTGTTTATCGCTTTTAAACTTATTAGCTGAGTTACCCGAAAACATTTCAAAGAATATGTTTCCGCTCGAATCACGTTCAATTACTTGAGGTGTATTATTGAATCCTATATTAAAATTAAATCCCATGCAACAAAGATACTAAATATTTTTAATTATATTCATTTCAAACAATTTTATACACACATATTCTATCGCATTGATTTGATGATCCGTTCCGTCCTCTGGTTGTTCCAAAGTAACTCCAAATCTATCCTTTTGGTATGAATAGTTTTCCTGTTCAAATTCAATGTTCTTTGAAGTAGAAGTATAGTAAACGTTTAAAGACTGCATAGTTCCGATTCTATCAATTAACTTTGTTTTACCACCTACAGATATAGCGTATTCCCATCCTGACCGCCTTAAAGCTACTATCTTAGTAGGTCGGTTAGAATCGCAAACAATCATTTTATCTTTTGGAATATTTAGTTTTGTAAACATCCAACTAACTAATCCTTCGTCTTCATGTGCATTGATTTGGTGGTTTTCTGTGGTGGTTAATGTACGCCTTATTTCATTTTCAGACTTGTAGTTAAGTTCGTGAACGTATAAATTACCATCGTGATATTTAACCTCAACTATTGCGAAAGGGTCAACTAATCCCCAATCACATCCGTAATAAGTAGGTTTATCAATCTTTAAGTATTCAAAGTAATCAATAGGTTTCCAGTTGTAAATACGTCCTTGTTTTTCTGCTTTTAAGCCTAAACCAAATACCTGCCAGTTATAATCATTTGCAGTTCCTTGACTTATATTGTATTGTGTAGGTTCGTAGCTTAGTATTTTCTTTTTTTGCTCTATTGGTATAAATGGATTGTCTTTAAAAGTAGAGTGTATTACTGTAGCGTTATCTCGTTTCATTACACTATCAGCCCAATGATTCCCAACTGGGTTATAGTCCATAAATACAGCTTTAGAACATCTCATGTCTAATTGATCAAATGTTTCTTTAGACAGCTTATAGAACTCATTAAACCAAAGATAATCTGAATGATAACCCATTACTTTTAATTCGTCATCTGTACCCTCAATATAAATCTGAGAGCCGTTTGGAAATGTAAAATATGATTCTGATTTATTATAAACTACTCTATCCCAATTTTCTAAGGTAGGGTAATATTTAAGCATATCTTGTAAGATAGTGTCTTTACAGTCTTTTTTAGTAACTCTAAAAGCAGCTAATTTAATTCTATCGTTTGACCAAGCTAAAAGCCAAAACAACTGTAAAATACTAAAGGTCTTGGAACTTCTACTACTACCTGAGTTAATTATATATTTATATTTACCCGAATTTAAAGCGGAATAGTTCTGCTCAAATACGGTAGTAGCTTTAATCATTTGTTGGTTTAATTATTTCAATTTGCAAAGTATTACTAATCTCTTTACCATTGCTTTTAATATCCTGGTTTACATTTTCAGTAAGTCCATTTAATCGCTGAGTTATACTAGGATTAAATATTCCTGCCATACCTCCTTCGATTTGATTGTTTCTAACTGCTTTGCGTATATTATTACAGATAGGGGCATAATCAGAGTATCTTCCATCATCATTTTTAAAATAATCCCCTAAATCATTTATAATATCGTTATCAAAACAATAACACTCAAAACCCTCTATAGTTAAAGGTCTTTGTCTTTCTCTATAAATCATTTGAGCATCTTTGCCTATGTAATCCTGTACTAAAATAGGATTACTTTTAACCCACTCTTTATAATCTAAAAAGTGTTTCCAAAGTATCTCTGGAGTTGCTATTTTCTTAGTTCCAAATGGGCGTGCCATATTACCTACAGTCTTTTTGAATTTTACTTAATTTCTCGTTGTATTGCCTTGTAACTTCTTTAATAGCGGATTGACTAGTACCAGCGTTATTTAAAGCTGTTAAATATTGCGCTCTAGCTTCTGCTTCCATATCATCGCAATTCTTTGAGCATCCTACTAATAATATTCCTGCTATTAATCCTAGTATTTCTGTTTTCATTTTTTTGTGTTTTAAATTGTTATTGTTCTTAAATCTTCGTCAACCACATCATCAAATTCAAAGTGTCCAATTATTATTGGTTGTTTACTTGTAATATGGAATCTTTTCGACTTGTACGCTTTTTTAGATTCTATTATTTTTTTATCCGTAAAGATAGCTCTTTTAAATTCAATACAATCATCATGCATTTTAAAAGTAAAAGGTTCGTCGAAAAAATTATCCCAAACGTGAAACTGATAACTTCCTGTTGAAGTTTGATTTATTCTAACGTGT